AACAGCACGGCGTTCCTCCACAAGCTGGTGCATCAGCTTTATAACACCAGGACGGCCCTTGTGGTGGAGAACGGCGGCAGGCTCTATGTGGCGGACAGCTACGCCCGGAAGGAGTACGCGCTGTACGAGGACCTGTTCGAGCAAGTGATGGTGGGCGACTTCACGTTTAACCGCACGTTTTCCCAGCACGAGGTGCTGTTCTTTGAGCTGACCAGCGCGGATATGCGGCAGATTACCAAAGGGCTGTACCTGTCCTATGGCAAGCTCATCGCCTACGGCATGAAGGGCTACCAGAAGTCCAGAGGCACCAAGGGCACCATGGAAATAGATGCTCAGCTTATGGGGGACAGGCGGTTTAAGGACCAGTACGAAGCGATTCAAAATGAGGGATTCAGACGGTTCGCTGAGGCGGAGAATGCGGTTTTGCCCCTGTACAAGGGGATGAAGTTCGACGAGCTGGCGGCCAAGACCTACAGCTCCGATACCACGCGGGATATCCGCAGTATGATTGACGATGTGACCGATTTTACGGCGCGGGGGTTTGGCATTCCGCCCCCGCTGCTGAACGGGTCTGTGCAGGATGTCAGCTCCGCCACGGACCAGCTCCTGACGTTCTGCGTGGACCCGCTGGCCGACAACATCCAAGAGGAGATTATACGCAAGCGGTACGGGCGGTCTGCGCTGTCCCGCGGAAGCTATATCAAGATTGATACCACGGCAATCAAACACATTGACTTGCTCTCCAACTCCGGCAACATCGATAAGCTGGTTTCCTCCGGCGTGGTCTGCATCAACGACATCCGCGCCATTCTGGGGCAGCCGCTGATTATGGAGCCGTGGGCCTGGGAGCACTTCATAACCAAGAACTATGCGACCGTAGAAGAGATTCTGAAAGCACTCAAAGGAGGTGAGACGAATTGAGGAAGTACTATCAATTGGCGGTTGACGAGGAGGCCCGGGCAGCGGATATCAACGTCTACGGCGACATTACGTCCTGGCCCTGGCTGGAGAGCGACGTGAGCGCCTACAGCCTGTCCCGTGAGATAGCGGGGCTGGATGTGGATGTCATCAACGTGTACATCAATTCCTACGGCGGCGAGGTGGCGGAGGGCCTGGCAATTTACAATTCCCTGAAACGCCATAAGGCAAAGGTCAAAACGGTGTGCGACGGCTTTGCCTGCTCCATTGCCTCCGTTATCTTTGCGGCCGGCGACGAGCGCGTGATGAACGCGGCGTCCCTGCTGATGATTCACAACGCATGGACGCACGCCGAGGGCAACGCCAATGACCTGCGCAAGCAGGCCGACGATCTGGACGCCATCACCCAGGCGGCGGTCACGGCATACCTGAACTGCGCGAATATCACTGAGGACAGGGTGCATGAGCTGATGGATGCGGAGACGTGGATTCTCCCGGCGGACGCCCTTGAAATGGGCTTCGCAACATCCATTGTAAATGAGACCGCCAAGGCCCCCAGCCAGTCCGCACGCAAGATGGTCTTCGACCGGCTGACGGTGAAGAGCGCTGAGCCTGAGCCGCCCGCGGACTATACCCCGGCAGAAAAGACAGTATCCACTTTTTTAAATGCGCTGTGCGCGAAGAAAGGAAGATGACAATGAAAAACCTTGACCAGCTCCAGAAGGAGCGCAACGACATCATGCAGCGCATGGCCAACGCCGTGCGCGAGGACAACACCGAGAACTTCACCCAGGCGTGGAACGACCTGGCCGACGCTATTCAGGAGCGCGTCATCGGCGACGTGAAGGAGATGCAGGCCCAGCAGGACAACAGCATCCTCGCCGCCCGCGGCTGCCGGGTGCTGACCTCCCAGGAGAAGCAGTACTACGAGAAGGTCATCGACGCCATGCGGACCGACCTTCCCAAGCAGGCCCTCACCAGCATCAACACCGTCCTTCCTGAGACCGTCATTGACGCGGTGTTCGAGGATGTTAAGAGCAGCCACCCCCTGCTGAGCGCCATCAACTTCCAGAACACCGGGGCGCTGGTGAAGATTATCCTCTCCACCACCGGCGGCGTCGCCAAGTGGGGCACCCTGGACCACACCATTACCAGTGAGCTGTCCGCCAACTTCCTGGAGATGGACCTGACCCTGGCAAAGCTGACCGCGTTTATCCCCATCAACCGCTATATGCTGGACCTCGGCCCCGCGTGGCTGGACCGCTACGTCCGTGAGCTGCTGACCGAGGCCCTGGCCGTACAGCTTGAAGTCGGTATCGTGGACGGCACCGGCAAGGATATGCCCATCGGCATGAACCGCAAGCTGACCGGCGCGGTGGACGGCGTGTACTCCGCAAAGGACACGGTAACGATTACCGACCTGTCTCCCGTCTCCTACGGCGCTATCCTGGACACCCTGACCAAGGGGCCGAACAGCCGCCGCCGCGCCGTGGACTCCGTGATTCTGGTGGTGAACCCCTCCGACTACTTCACGAAGGTGTTCCCTGCGACCTGCGTCCGGGCGACTGACGGGACCTACAACCACGACGTATTCCCGTTCCCCACCACTGTGATTCAGTCCGTCGCCGTCCCTGCCGGTAAGGCGGTCATGGGCATCGCAAGCAAGTACTTCATGGCTGTCGGCACGCAGAGCGGCGGCAAGATTGAGTACTCCGACGAGTACAAATTCCTGGAGCAGGTACGGACCTACGCCATCTTCCTGTACGGCTATGGCCGGGCCATGGACGAGAACGCCTTTGTGTATCTGGATATCTCCGGCCTCAAGCCCTATGTGCTGACGGTGAAGACCGAGACTGCGCCGGCGGGAAACTGACACGGGCGCTGACCGCTGAGCCTGCCTACACCCCCGACGACCTCGCGTCCATGACCAAGGCCCGGCTCTTGGCCGTGGCCGGGGAAGTCGGGGCGGTGGGGGTCAGCACCCAAAACACCAAGGCTGAGATAACGGCGGCTATCCTGGAGGTGGTCTGATGGACGAGCTTTTGGCCGCGGCGAAAAACTACCTGGATATCACCTGGGAGGACCAGGAGGGCGACAAGAAGCTGAGCGGTATTCTGGAGCGCGGGAAGACCTATCTGAACCGTATCGCCGGGGAAGACCTGGACTTTTCTGAGGGGACCCGTGGCCGTGAGCTCCTGCTGGACTACACCCGGTACGTCCGGGCAGGGTGCCTCCAGGACTTCGCCGGGGACTTTTCCATGGAGCTGAACACCCTGAACGTGGAATGCGAGGTGAGGCGCTATGCCGGGCAAAGCCAAGCCGCAGACCTTTAACGACGGAATAATCTCCATCTACGCGCTGAAAAATACCGCGCTGCCCGGTATGCGGCCGCAGAGCAGATTGGAGCCGGTCAGTCCTCCGCTGCGGTATGAGGAGCGCACCGTGGGGTCCCGCCGGTACTATGACGCAAAGGCTGTGCAAGTGCGGGTGGACAGGGTGCTGCGGGTACAGCGGCGCCCCGGCGTCCTGACGGACCAGATTGCGGTGACGGCGGACGGGGAGCAGTACACCGTCCGCCAGGTGCAATTTCCAGTGGACGTCTCGCCTCAGTGCGCGGACCTGTCGCTGGAGCGCGTCAAAGAGGAGGACCGCTATGACCTTGATTGAGTTTGCCGCCGTGCTTGCGGGGGTGGGTGTGCCGGTGCATCACAACACCGCGCCGGAGCTGCCGGGGAGCCGGTATATTGTCTGGCAGGAGTACGGCGGCCGGTTCAGTTATGGGGACAACACCCCGGGAGAGGGTGTGCGGAGAGTCCAGGTTGATTTCTATACCAAGATTGAGCTTGACCCATCCCTGCCCGCCCTGCTGGCCGCTCTGGACGGGGCGGATATTGCCCACAGATACCCGGAGACCACCTTTGACGAGGAGCAGGCCTGCGACCGTCACATCATTGAGTGCGAGGTGATGTAATGGCGAAGCTGAGCGCAAACGGCCTGGAAGGGCTGGAGATGAGCCTGCGGGAGCTTGCGCAACTGCCGGACGACGTGGCAAGCGAAATGCTCCTTGCCGAGGCGGCGGTGATTAAACGCGCCCAGAGGCAGAAGGGCGAGGCATACGGAGTCCACCGCACCGGCGTTACGCTCTCGTCCATCACCCACGGAAAAGTGAAGACCGAGAAGGACGGCAAGGCCGTATATGTCTATCCGCGAGGGACCAATAAAAACGGCGCCAGGAACTCGGAAGTGGCTTTTGTGAATGAATACGGGAAAAAGGGACAGCCCCCACGGCCATTTATCCGCGACGCGAACGAGGCGGCGGCAGATGAGGCGGTAGGTCAGGCTGAGAAGATATACCGCCAATGGCAAGATAAAAACGACTTATGAACTGGAGGAATAGAATATGGCTAATTTCGGTGCAAAGTATCCCTGCTTCGCCCCCTTCAAGGGTGTGGAGCCTACGAACGCCCTGCCCAAGTACGATGCAAAGGTAGTGGTGGGCAAGCTGGTATCCGCCAACCTGACGGTGAATCTCGCCAGCGGCGAGCTGTATGCCGACGACGCCCTGACTGAGCAGCTCAGCGAGTTCGCCAGCGGCACTATCGCCATGGAGACGGACGATATGCTGGACGACGTGGCCGCCGTGGTCTACGGCGCGACTGCCGCTGAGAAGAAGGTTACATACAACAAGGGCGACACGGCCCCTTATGGCGGCCTGGGGTATTTCAAGACCCTCATGCGGGACGGCGCGAAGTACTACAAGGGCTACTTTTATCCCAAGGTGCGGGCGGCCCTGGGCAACGACAACGCCCAGACCAGGGGCAGCTCCATCACCTTCGGCACCAGCAACACCACGTTTACCGTCTTCGCCGCCAATACCGGCGACTGGCGGATTACCGAGACCTTCGACAGCGAGGCGGAGGCAAGGGCGTGGGTGGACGAGCAGTTGGCGCCCGAGGCTGTCACGCCCGGAAGCTGAGCACAGGGGGAGGGGGCGGCGCTGCTGTCCTCTCCCTACTTTTTAAGGCGGTGAAGAGATGAAAGCAGTCAAGGTAGACGTCGGCGGTGAGGAGTATTATCTGCTGTTCAACGGCGCGGCAATGTTTGAGGTGGATGAGCGGTTTGACAGCTCCGCGAAGCTGCTTGACCTACTGAATCAGAACAGCCGGTCCATGTTCGACGCCCTCTGCTGGTTGGTGGCGCTCCTGGCGGAGCAGGGGGAGCTTGTGCGGCGCTGCATGGGGTACGACCCCGGAGAGATGCTGAGCGAAGAGACAATCAAGGCCCTGGCAACCCCCACCGACATAATGGAGCTGAGGCGGGCCGTGGTCAATGCAATCATGCTGGGCTATGGCCGGGAGGAAGGGGACGGCGGAGAAGTGGACCTCGGCCTCGCTGAACTCAATCAAAAAAAAAGAAAACGATGACCCCCGCGCACTATCTGCGCATGGGGGCCACCGTTGGATTTGGGGCAAAGGAGACCATGATGATGTGCCCAGGCGTGGTCTTCGACGCCTTTGAGCTGTATTTGCAGGAACATGGGGTTAAGCGGGATAACGCGGACTGATTACATAATTGGCTTTAAGTACTCTCCGTCGCGGACGCTTAGTTTCTTGCACACTGGACACTTAAAGTTCTGAGCAGTTTTCCCCAACTGGGAGAGTTTCCCGCAGTGTGGGCAGTAAACGTCCTGCGTCCCTGTAATCTTTTGTATGCCGACGCCTAGGATGGCAACCGACCCAACTAAAGCGAAAATGCCCAAGATTAAAAAGACTATAAGAAATATAACGCTTCCAATTAATCCGATTATCCCAATCACAATTAGGGTAACACCAAGGCCATAATTAGTCTGGACATCTCCGATTTTCGTAGGCGTTGGCACTGGGGCTTGCGGCTGTGCGGGGGCAGAGGATAAGGCATAACCACAGTGTGGACAAGAAGGTGTGGTCTCAGAAATTTGCTTTCCGCATTCAGGGCAGGAAATGAGGGCCATGATAATACCTCCCAACACTTTGTTACTAAATTCTACCACATACCAAAATATAAGTCACGGAAAATTTTTGCATGACGTTATGGGAGTTGCCCTGCATTAAGTGGGGCGTCTTTGCGTTCGAATGAGGTGCACAGCTATGGCGACAAGGACCATATCAACAAGGCTTGCCATTGAGGGCGAGTCGGAATATAAGCAGAAGCTGGCGGAGGTCAACAACTCTCTAAAGACCATGGGGTCGGAGATGGCCCTGCTGGAAAGCAAGTACCGGGAGAACGCCAACAGCCTGGAAGCGCTCACGGCCAAAGGGGAGCTTTTGAGCCGGGAGCAGGAGACGCGGAGACAGAAGGTGGCGTCTCTCCAGTCTGCGCTCGAAAACGCAAGGGCCGCAGAACAGAAGTATGCGGATCAGGTCTCCGCGGCCAAGGAGAAAGTAGCAGGCGCGGAGAGGGCTTTGGAGGAGCTGAAAAGGTCTACCGGGGACACCACTACCCAGCAAAAGGCCCTTTCGGATGAGCTGAAGAAGTATCAGGAGGAGCTTAAAAAGGCCGAACAATACCAGAGCGCCGCCGGGAGGGGCGTGGAGGACTGGAAGAGGCAGTTAAACTATGCCCAGCGCGATTTGAATGAGCTGGATGCAGAGGTGCAGCGCAACAACAGATACCTCGATGAGGCCCGGCAGAGTGCCGATGGGTGCGCCTCATCTATTGACCGCTTTGGACGCGAGGTCAGGGACGCCGGAGACGATTCCGACGATTTCGGACAGAGAAGCAGCGAGGCGGTTGATACCCTGGCGTCCGCCCTGGCCGCGGCGGGTGTGGCCGCTACAATTAAAGAGATTTCCAGCGCCCTGATGGACTGTGTAGACGCGGCGGTGACATTTGAGAACAGTATGGCGGAGGTCTTCACGCTCCTGCCGGACTCCACCGCCCAGGCACGGGAGAAGATGTCGGCGGATATGCTGCAATTCTCCTCTGACATGAACGTCCTTACCGAGGACGCTGTGCCCGCATTGTATCAGGCCATTTCCGCCGGAGTGCCGGATGAGAATGTGTTCGCGTTTATGGAGGTGGCGCAGAAAGCCGCCGTTGGCGGAGTGACGGAGCTGAAGACCTCCGTTGATGGCCTCACCTCCATAGTGAACGCCTACGGCAGTGCCAATCTGTCCGCACAGGAAACGGCGGATATGCTGTTTACGGCTGTGAAACTGGGCAAGACGGATTTTACACAGCTTGCCAGCTCCATCTATAACGTCGTGCCCCTCGCGGCAGCGTCCGGCGTAAAGCTGAACGATATTGCCGCCGCGCTGGCCGCCATCACTGCAAAGGGTACGCCGACCAGCGTCGCCACGACCCAACTACGGCAAGTGCTGGCCGAGCTGACCAAAGAGGGCTCACAGGTCGATAAGATTTTTAAGGAAATCGCCGGGGAGGGTTTCACGCAGTTTGTGGCGGCTGGCGGGAATCTACAGGACGCTTTACAGCTCCTTGAGAAGAAGGCCGCCAGCTCCAACGTGAGCATCAGCAATATGTTTTCCAGTGTGGAGGCCGGGCAGGCGGCACTCTCCCTGACCGGCAGCGGAACGCAGAAGTTTACGGAAGCGCTGGAGGCTATGGAGAACTCGGCGGGGGCGGTAGACGCCGCATATGAGACCATGGCCGATACCGCCGAGTATCAATCCCAGAGGGCCCAGACGGCTTTCGGGAACTTAAAGATCAGTATCGGTACAGTGTTGATGCCCACGTTTAAGCAGTTGTCGTCCACTGCGGCTGATAGCCTGAAATGGACGGACGACCTCATTAAACAGCATCCTTGGATTATACAAGCCCTTACTGCGGTAACGATTGGCATTGGCACCCTAGCTGCTGGTGTGGCCGGGTATACATTAGTGACAAATATTGCAGCGGCTGTGCAGACGGCCTTTAACACTGCGATAGGCGCGACAATAGGCCCAATCATGCTTGTAGGTGCGGCGCTTGCCACCCTTATAGCCGCGATAGCCCTTTTTTCAACCTCCACAGATGACGCAACCGCGCGGACCAAAGAGCTGACAAAAAGCGTCCAGGAGTCCCGCGAGGCATTCCAGGAGACAGCCGACGGCATCAAGGAGTCCAAGGACAATACCCTTGATTTGGTCTCCGCGTTGGAGTCCGCTATGGCCGAAGAAGAGAAAACAGCGGCCAGCAAGGCGGTCATCCTGGAGTTGGTGGAACAGCTCAACGAGGCCGTGCCGGACCTGGCGCTGGCATATGACGAGGAGACTGACAGCCTCATCTCCACGGCGGACGGCGCAAAGGTAACAGCCGACGCCCTGCGTACTCTGGTAGAAGCTGAGGCAGAGCGGCAGATGCAGGCCGAGAACTTCCAGCGTCTGGTTGACCTGAAGAAGCAGGAGCAGGAGCTGGACCGCCAGTTGGTGGAGGCGGAGGACGCGCTTACCGCTGCAAAGGAGCGGCAGATGGAGGCCAGCGGTATCGGTATGTCCGCAGGCTACGGCTATGCCGCAATGGTCAACAGCGCGGCGAAGGACGTCAGCAACGCACAGAAGAACATCGACGCCCTCACAGAGGAGCAGGAGAAGAACCGCGCGGAGGCCGAAGAGCTGGAAGCGCAGTACAACAGCTATACAGAGTCGGTAAAGGGAGCGACGGATGCATCCAAGGGGCAGGAGGAGCAGACCCAGGATACGACTGCCACCCTGGAGGAGTTGACCAAGGCGTCAAAAGAAGTGACCGGCGTAACGGAAGCCCTGGCAGGGGCGCAGGATAACCTTTCCGCCGCCCTGAAAGAGCAGCAGGAAAAAGGGTCTCTATCCCTGGACACAACCCTGGACCTCATTGACGCCGGGTACGCGGCAGCACTCTCTATCGACGAAGAGACTGGCGCGATTACCCTGAACAAGGACGCCTACATTGCCATTACAAAGGCCAAGATTGAGGAACAGATAACGACCCTGGAGGCCCAGCAGGCCAGCGTGAACGCTGCCATTGACCTGCGGAAAGAGGCATATCAGGCCACCGAGACAGCGGTCGGGTATCTGGAGCTGGCGAGGGCGCGCCGGGCCGCCAAAGCGGAAGCGTCCGACAAGGAACTGAACGACCTGAAGGCGCAGTCGGCGGCTTACGACGCGCAGATTGCGTCCCTCAAAGCCGCGCAAAAATCACTTGGGTCGTATTCCGGGGCCGTGGCCTCGTCTGCCAGGGTATCCTCTTCCGCGTCCAGGAAGGTGAAGACCCAGGCGGAGCAGGACCTGGAGGCATTCAAGGGGATACAGGCCGAGTTAAAGCACTCCCTTGATATGGGCGAAATCACCAACAGGGAATATTACACCGCTCTTCACGACGCACAGCAGCAGTATCTAAACGACCCGGCCAACCTGGAGGCCTCGCGGCGTATTGACGAGGAGATACACAAGTACAACGAGGGGCTGGAGACATACCAAAGACTCCGCGGTGAGCTGGAGCACGAGCTGAAGGTCGGGGCCGTCAATGAGGAGGAGTATTACAGGCGCCTGGCTAAGCTGCGGGACGACTATCTCACGGACGACTCCGCGCTGGAGGTGCTGGAGGAGCGGGGGAAGGTTTCGGAGGAGCTTTACAGCCTGGAGCAGGACCGGCTAAAGCAGTATGGGGACCACCTCAAAGCGGCTTTGGCCGATTATCAGTCTCAGATTGATTCGTTGGAAGAAGAGTATATGGACAAGCTGGCCGAGGTTCAGGACGCCATGGACGACATCCAGAAAGAGCAGGACGCCATGAAATCCAAGCTGAGCGGCTACGGCGACCTCTTCACGATAGACGACAGGGGCAATCTGCATCTGGAGGACCTGGAGAAACAGCGGAAAGCCGTTGAGAACTATGGGAAGGTTCTTGAGGACCTGAAGGCGAAGGGAATCAACGGGGAACTCCTGAACGAAATTCTTGGCATGGACATTGACGACGCCACCGTATTCGGGAACAAGCTCCTGAAAATGGGCGACAAGGAATGGGACAGCTACAACCAGGCGTACCAGGATAAGCAGGACGAGGCGATCCGCATTGCCAAGGAGTTTTATCAGGAGCAGATGGATGAGCTGGAGACAGAGTACAACGGCATCCTTGATGAAGCCCTTGGCACGTTGGAGCAGACGGCCTTTGATTCTGGTACGGATACCATTTCCGGGCTAATCAGGGGCATGAAAGAGAAAGAGGACGAGGCGGCCAAGGAAGCTGCGCGCATTGCCGGGGCAATTGAGGCGAAGTTCAGGGGCATGAGACTGGAGGTCGGTCCAATAGGCGTCAATACGCCGGAGGTGGACGGTTCCCACGCCGGGGGCCTCTCCTACGTCCCCTACGACGGCTATCTCGCGGAGCTGCACAAGGGGGAGCGGGTGCTGACGGCGGACGAGGCCAAGGCATTTATCGCCGCCTCCATGCCGCGCCGGTACGACGTGCCCCAGCAGGGCGGCGGGCAGATGGCACAGCTCCAGGGGATGATGCAGACGGTCCTCCAGAATCAGGCGGCGCGGCAGGAGAGCAACACGCCCATCCAGCTAGAGGCGGTCATCGAGATGGACGGTGAGGTCGTCGCCCGGAAGCAGCTCACCTACAACCGCCGGGCGGAGCGGCTGCAAGGGAAATCGTTCGTGGACAGGGGGTAGTGTATGACGTTTCAGATTGACGGGGTGGACTTCTCCAGAAACATCTATCGGTACGGGTTCACCGTGCAGTACGAAAAGGTCTACGGCAAGAACGGCGGCCAGATGCTGGACGGCACGGAGGTGGTGGACCTTGTGCGGGTGAGAAAGGTATTGACCGCCGCCTGCAACCCGCTTACGTCGGCACAGTTGTCCACCCTGGCGGAGGTATGCAGGCGGGAGTATGTGGCCGTCCGCTACACGGACCCGGCGGAGGGCGGAGACGTCAGGATTGACGCCGTGCCGTCGCTGTCGGTGGTCAACAAGTCCCTCGTCTCAAACGGGGTGACACACTGGACGGACGCGGTGATAACGCTGAGGGAGCGGTGACATGTCGAGAGATAAAGTAATCGTAAACGGCGAGGTCTTCACGGAGGAAAGGCTTCTGTCCGGGAGCTGCTTTGTCGGCAGCTCCATTGCCGGTGACGAACTGACGGTGGACACGATGGGGGCCACGGTGGACTGTTCCGCCGAGGTCCCCACACTCTTTGCCCCGGAGGACGCCGACGGGCTGCTGACGGTGGAGGATGAGCTGTTCGGCGTGAAGCCCTATCTCCGCCTCCTGACCGCGGACCCGGCGCAGTTTGCCTATGGGCAGGCCGTGGAGTACTGGCGGGACGAGACGCTGTTTGCGGTGTTCTACATGTCCTCCATCAAGCGGACGGGGAAGTATACCTACACGATATCCTGCACCTCCGCCATCGGCCTGCTGGACAACAGCACCCATTACGGCGGGCTGTACGACGGGGAGCCGATGGAAAACATCCTGGCCGATATCGTGGCCGGGATTGCGGAGTATACCGTGGACCCCATCTTCGTGGGCCTGCCCGTCTACGGCTGGCTGCCGGTGGGCACACGGCGGGAGAACCTTCACCAGCTCCTGTTCGCCGTGGGGGCCAATGTCCGAAAGAACCCGGACGGCACGCTCTACATCACGGCCCTCAGCGACGTGGGACCGGCGGAAATCCCGGACGGGCGGCTGTTTTTGGGCGGCAAGGTGGACTACGGGACCCCGGCGACCAGCGTCGCCATATCGGAGCACGCCTACATCGCCTACGAGACGGACGATACCACGACGCTCTTTGAGGGCGAGGCCGCGGCAGAGCCTATCATCTCACCCAAGGGCGTGAGCCTTACCGGCGTCCTGGTGCTGTTCAGCGGGCCGATGCACGACCTCCTGATTGAGAACGGGGCCATTCTGGAGAGCGGCGTCAACTATGCGGTCATCGACCAGAGCAGCGACTGCAAGCTGACGGGGCAGAAATACACCCACACCACCCGCGTGATTACCCGCGGGACCGGGCAGGCCAGGAGCCTTGTTACTCAGAAGGCCAATGAGGTGACGGTCAAGGACGCGACGCTGGTCTCCCTGGCGAACTCCGAAAACGTGGCGGACCGGGTGATGGCCTACTACGGCAGCGTTCGGACCGTCCGCACGGATATCATAGCGGGCAGCGAGCGGCCCGGCGACCCTGTGAGCTTCAAGGACCCCTTTGACGAGCGCATGAACGCATTTATTAAGGGCATGGACATCTCCATGAGCCATATTCTGCGGGCGTCCACGGACTTTGCGGTGGGCTATGTGCCGACCGGCATCGGGAACTTCTACAACAACTCCGCCCTCGTGACCCGGAACGGGACCTGGACCGTCCCGGAGGGCGTGACCAAAATCCGCGTGGTGCTCATCAGCGGCGGCCAGGGCGGGCAGTCCGGCAATCCAGGCGTGAGAGGCGAGGGGTATTTTAACGTCCGCGTCATGGGCAAGGGCGGTCCCGGAGGCGCGGGGGGCAATGGCGGCGCGGGCGGCAAGGTATACGTCGTCACCGTCAACGTCACGCCGGGGCAGGTGTTCCGGGTCGGAATCGGCACGGGCGGCACGGGCGGCGTCTGCACCCAGGACGGACCCGCAGAGGGGGCGTTGGGCGGGAATACCACCTTCGGCGCTTACAGCTCTGCGGACGGCAAGCCCAGCGACAAGGGCTACAGCAACCTGTTCGACGGCGATATCTACGCGCTGCCGGGCGGCGGCGGAATGGCAGGCTGTAAGGGGTCCGGCTCCGAGGGCTACGGACCGTCCCTGACGGTTGACGGCGTGACCTACACCACCGGCGCAACCGGCGAGACCGTAGAGGACTTCCGGGGGCGCGGCGGAGGCGGCGCGGGCGGCGGTGCGGCTTACGGCGCCAACGGCAGCCCCGGAGGCGACGGATTTACCTACACGCAGCCCAACGGCTCATATGCGGCGCAGGGCGGCGGGGGCGGCAACGGCGGCAACGGTAAGGCGGGGAGCAATGCCGCCGGGTACGGCACCGGAGGCAGCGGCGGACACGGCGGCGGAGGAGGAGGCGCGGGCGGCGGAGCAACCAGCAACTCCGGCACAAACTATTCCTTCGGCGGCGAGGGCGGCGACGGCGGCCTTGGCGGGACCGGCGGCAAAGGCGCTCCGGGCTGCATTGTGATTTATTACTGAGGAGGGTTGGCATGGCTGACCAGACCTATTACAAGAGCGCGTATACCGGGGAGCAGATTGACGACTCTCTGGGACGGATTATCAGCGGAGAGATAGACCAAGCGGTTAGCGACGCCCAGAAAAGCGCCCAGGACGCGGCGGCAAGCGCGGAGGCGGCGGAGGCCGTTGCTGTGCGTACCCCATATGTGGGAGGTAACGGGAACTGGATGGTGTGGGACTTGGCTACCCGTGTGTTTATAGACAGTGGCGTGCCGGCCAGAGGGGCCACCGGCGCAAAGGGCGACAAAGGCGACACTGGGGCGCAGGGCCCCCAGGGCGTCAAAGGAGACCAGGGGCCGCAGGGAATCCAAGGTATAAAAGGCGACACGGGTCCGCAAGGCCCCCAGGGCATCCAGGGTATCCGGGGAGAGATGGGGCCGAAAGGGGACAAGGGCGATATAGGCCCGCAGGGGACCCAGGGCCTAAAGGGGGAAAAAGGAGATATCGGTCCGCAGGGAAGCACCGGCCCGGCGGGTCCGAAGGGAGACCCCGGACCGCAAGGCCCCGCCGGACCAAAGGGTACAGACGGCGTACTGACGGAGCTTGGCACGGGCGTCTTCGCCATGGGCATCAGCGAGGACGGCCATCTGCTGGTGTCGGTCAACGAGACCGAGGCGGCGCCGCCCCTGGAGATAGACCCCGAGACCGGGCATCTCCTCTACAAAATTAATTGAGGTGAATAGAAATGGCAGATTTGGACCTTGGAAAGGTCATCGGCAGCCGTATCCATAATGTGACGGCGGCCCCTGCGGCATCGCTGGGCCTGACCAACGACTGGGCGATGAACACCGCCAACGGCGACGTGTACGAGAAGACCACCGATACGGCGTGGACCAAACGGGGGAACTTCAAGGGACCGAAGGGTGACACAGGAGCCACGGGCCCACAGGGCGCGAAAGGCGACACAGGACCCACGGGAGCGACAGGGGCGCAGGGACCCCAGGGCGTGAAGGGCGACACCGGCGCAACCGGCCCCCAGGGGGCCAAGGGCGACGCTTTCGCCATTGCCAAGACCTACTCATCCATCGCGGCGATGAACGCGGACTTCGGCGGCAGCGACGTGAAAGCCGGGCAGTTCGTGATGATAGATACCGGGAACGTCAACGACGCGGATAATGCAAAGCTCTACGTGAAGGGCGCGGCGGCCTACACCTATATCACCGACCTGTCCGGCGCGACCGGCATGACCGGGCCGCAGGGACCTACCGGCGCAACGGGACCGAAAGGAGCAACGGGCGCAACAGGGCCACAGGGGCCGAAAGGCGATACCGGAGCTGCCGGACCGCAGGGAGCCGCCGGGACAAGAGGGTCCCGCTGGAACGCCGGTACGGCTATCACGGGCACCAGCACAACGGCGACGGTCTTTAGCGGCAGCGGCATCACCGATGCACTGGTGAACGATATGTACCTCAACACCAGCACGGGAGGCACCTACCGCTGCACAGTTGCGGGTGCGGCCAGTGTGGCGAAGTGGGTGTACGCGGGGAGCATCAAGGGTGCGACAGGAGCCAAGGGCGATACCGGAGCGCAAGGCGCACAGGGGCCGCAGGGCGCCAAGGGTGCGACCGGCGCGGCGGGAGCGGACGGCAAGACGCCGATGTTCTCCATCAACGCAAGCGGGCATCTGATTGCGACCTATGAGTAAAGGGGGTGCGCCAAGTGGCGACGAAAGTAGTTGACCTGGGGAGCGTCATCGGCCCGCAGGGACCCGCCGGTCCGGCTGGCCCACAGGGAGAGACAGGCCCGAAGGGCGCAACAGGCGCACAGGGTCCCCAGGGCGTGGCCGGACCCAAGGGGGATACCGGGACACCGGGCAAGGACGGCGCGGCTGGCAAGAGCGCCTACCAGCAGGCGGTGGACGCGGGCTACGCGGGGACCGAGGCGGCGTTTTACGCGGCGCTGGTGAGTTTGAAGGATGGGCCGTTTTTGCCGCTGGCAGGCGGGACGGTGGCGGGCGATCTAAGTGTAGGAACATTATCCTTTGGCCCGGGGGATACGCCATACATTCAAGCCTATGTAAAAGAGGATGGGACCCGACACCTCGAAATTCTAGGTAGTTATGCAGACGGTCCTGTAGAGGTTGATGGAATTACCGCACCTACCCACGCTTTGGGCGCCGCCAACAAGGAGTACGTCGATGCCGAGACAGCCAAGTGCCTGCCGAAGAGCGGTGGGACAATGACGGGGCCGATTTGTTTTTCGGAGGGTGGAGCGGCACTGATTTGGCACCTAGATTGTGGTGTACTTGCGGCCGTTCCAGAAGACCAAGTAGATTATGCCTCTCCCGATTTTGCAAATCTGGGTGTTGCGACACCGGTTGAGTGGTTCCACGCCGCCAACAAGGATTACGTAGACAAGAAAACACTGGTCTTCACCGGCAAGACGGTTGCCACCACGGCCTGGGCTGCCAACAGCACCTACAGCGCTCAGGGGTATGGCTTCCGGGCGGCGGTGGCCTGCGCGGGCGTGACCACCTCCCACCGGCCCGATGTGGCCTTCGGGGCGGCTGATTCAGTTGGTGGCAACTTCGCTCCGTTCTGCGAGAGCTACGCGGGCGGGGTGTATATCTACTGCAAGACCAAGCCGACAGCCACGATTACCATTCCCAGCATCGTTTGTGTAAAGGGGGCGTGAGAGATGATAGGAAAGACGAATGCGGTGGTGGGCGGTGGGCCGGAGGTCTGTACAGACAAACCGACCCTCGGATCTGACGGAATGTGGTATCTCCCTGCATCTGTGCGCGGCAAAAACATATCGTATGCATTATTCCCGTTTGTGTACTCAGGCGGCTCATACTGTACCGTTTGGAAGAAAAACGATGGGGTATGGCGTGTGAGAAACAGATCAAACGGAGACACAACATTTATAGAAGTTGACGAGTCAACCGGGAAAATGTCCGGCCAAATAGGTCCATACGATGACGCATTTATAGGCGGCATGTCGATAGTGCTCTATGAATAGGAGGGGTAGAATGTTAGTATGAGCAAATACATCAAGACCATCCCGCTCAGCTCAATTGAGCGGATAGCGATAGTGCAGGGCGGCGGGCGGCTGATCTCCCAGGTGAAGCGGGACACCGGATGCGACTACGCCATGAACGCCGGGTTCTACGGCGGGAACGGCAAGCCCACCCATCACCTGAAGGCGGACGGGAAGGTGCTGGCGCGTGCGCCCTGGGGGTGCTGGGGCTTCGCCTGGAACAACGGTGCGGATATCCGCATGGAGGCTCTGCCCGCCGATACCCGGCTGAATTATATCGCCGGGGTGGAACTGCTCAGCCCCATGGTGAGCGATACCGGGAGCATCCCCTATGACCCGAAGGGGGAGCTGGGCGGCACCCGCGGCAGGACGGCCATTGCGCACACGGGGGACAAGCTCATCCTCTACTGCTCCGGAGACGGCACGAAGGACGCGGCCACGCTGGAGGAGGTACAGGAGGAGTTGCGGCGGCTGGGGGCTGAGACGGCTATTTATGTGGACGGCGGCGGCAGCTCTCAATGCGACTTTGGGGGCGGGGAGACCATCCGTTCCTCGCGGAAGGTATACAGTTATCTGTGCGTGTGGCTCAAGCCGCAGAAAGAGGAGGACAAGCCTGTGGACGGCATCATCGCCAAGTACATGAGCAAAAACGACTGCTACACGGGCGGGCGGACCATCAAGCCCAAGGGCATTATGGTACATAGTACGGCGGCACCCGGCGTGATGGTGGAAGCCCTGCGGAGCCAGTGGGACAAGCCCGGCGTCGATAAAGCGGTCCACGCCATGGTGGACGATAAGGGCGTGCTCCAGACGCTCCCCTGGGACCGGCGGGGCTGGCACGCGGGGACCGGGACCAGCGGCAGGAGCGCCAACGATACCCATATCGCGTTTGAGGTTTGTGAGCCCCAGGAATGCCGCCTGCTGCCCATTGAGTGGGCGCCGCTCAAGCGCGGCAGTACCGGGTGGGCGGTCCAGCGCCTCCAGATGGAGCTCAAGGCGCGGGGGTACGACCCCAAGGGCGTTGACGGCTCCTTCGGGCCGGGGTGCGAGGCGGCGCTGAAAGCCTGTCAGCGGGCGTTGGGCCTGACGGCGGACGGGAGCTGCGGACCGGCCACCCTGGCGGCGCTGGCGAAGCGTACAGGCTCCTACTTGGCCTACACACCCACGGAGACGGAAACCTACTTCCGGGCCGTGTGGGGCCACGCTGTGGCCCTGTGCGCAAAGCTGTGTAAGGAGTACGGATTGGACCCGCTCAAGGATATTCTGTGCCACAGCGAGGGGTACAAGGCGGGCATCGCCTCCAACCACGCCGACGTGATGCACTGGTGGCCCCAGCATGGGGAGAGCATGGACAGCTTCCGGGCGGCGGTCCAGGCCGCCGTGGCGGGAAATCCCGCAACGGACTACCGGGCGAAGGTCCAGGAGCGGTTTGGCCTGGACCCGGCTACCGTGGACTATCTGGCGGCCTACACCTACGGTGCCGACCTGCTCCGCAAGCTGGCGACCGCGAAATAGTTGCGCGGACAGGTGTGCAACCAAATTGCTAAAAAGGACCGATTTTGTCAACCGAAAGGAGATACATAATGGACATTTCTTCTCTGGGCATCGGCGGGGTGGCCGTCATCACGGTCATCTGCTTCCTGGTGGGGCAGCTCGTCAAGGCGACCGGGCTGGACAACAAGTATATCCCCGTCATCGTGGGCGTGGCGGGCGGCGCGCTGGGCGTGCTGGGCATGTTCGTCATGCCGGAGTTCCCGGCCACGGACTACATGACCGCCGTCGCCGTGGGCATCGTCTCCGGCCTCGCGGCCACGGGCATCAATCAGGTGTATAAGCAGCTTACCAAGGAGGGCTAAGATATGGATGCAGAGGAGCAGGCGGTGAAGCTGGCCGAGGTAGACCAGCGGGCCAGAAGCAACACGCGCCGCATTGACAAACTGGAGCAGAGCACCGACGCCCTTACCCGCCTTGCTACCTCTGTGGAGGTCATGGCGACCAAGCAGGACACAATGGCGGATACGCTGGACCGCTTGGACGGCAAGGTGGAGACCTTGGAAGGGAAGCCCGCCAAGAGGTGGGATGCGGTGGTGGCCGCTATCATCTCCGGCGTGGTGGCTTTCGTGCTGGGGCTGCTGCTCCGGGGCGGGGTGTAAGTGGATAGAGCATAAAGAGAAGCCCGCCGGCCTGGATTGAGTTCCGGGTCGGCGGGCTTTTCGTTTTGTGGAGAAAAATTTTACAAAAAGTGTTGATTTTGCATACACCTTGTGTTAATATATGTTTAGAAAGGGGTGGCTACCATGTTGACCGAATTTGGGAAAGCCCTTCGCATTATTAGAATAGGCGCACAAGAGCTCTTAAAAGACATGGCCGACAAACTGAAGGTGTCTTCTGCGTACCTCTCGGCAGTGGAGACCGGAAAGCGACGTATTCCGTCCGATTGGGTCGACAAGATTGTCGAGGCATATGACTTAAGCACAGAAAAAGCGGACGAACTTCGGCAGGCGGCAGATAATTCAGCTTGCGATGTTAGAATCCCGTTAAATGGGATGTCGGATGTAAAAAAGGAAGCTGTGCTTACCTTCGCAAGGACCCTAGATGGTCTGAGCGACGAAGACCTAATGAGGATTATGTCTACAATGAAGGGGAAAGCGAATGGACGGAGGGATGAACGACGTGCCTAATAACCTCGGCGTAAAACTCGCATATCCGCGCACAAGAGATAGCATTCGCAGAGATACATATTTATTGCGGGCAAAGTTAGGGCTTGCAGATACCCCGTATTTTCCAATTCTGCATTTCCTTGAGAACGTACTGCCATTAACTGATGAATCGTTCTACCTGGAGGTTCTGGACGACGATTTGATGGCAGGAATACAGGCAGAGTACGTACCGCACATCAATGCAATTAAAGTTCGTCGGTCGGTATATGATGCAGCGGTTGAAGGGCACTGGTGGGCGCGCTCTACCTTGGCCCACGAACTAGGACACTATTATTACCACGACGAAAAAAGCGTGCGGTACGCGAAGCTGGACCCGTTCGAGAGTGTACCTCCAGACTTCGATCCAGAGCGACAGGCGAACATCTTTTCTGCGGAGCTCCTTGCTCCAATCAACCTGATTGAAGGAAAGAGCAGGGAACAAATCGGGAGAGAATGCGGGGTATCTCATGCGGTTGCAAAGAACCAGATTTTTGCCTTGGACAGAATAAGAAGGCGCCAAGACCGGAAGCGGATAGAAAAGAAAAAGCGGTCAGGTAAAAAACCCAACCGCTGACCGATTGCAATCATCTATTGCAGGATAGACGATTGTGTGACCGGCCTACGCATGATACTTAGCACTGTCAGTGTAGCACATATTTGCCTGCCATGCAAGATGTTTATATATAATATTTTGCAATAAGGGGGCGTGTTCATGTACATTTTTGTCGCGTGGACCACAACCCGGAATGGGGAGCGCATTTATGCCAAGGACTATGGCAAGCGCGCTTTTCGCATCTGGGTAGACAAAAAGAAGTAAACTGATGACTTAAAGTGGCGAGCCGCGCAAGCCGGTTGCGTTGGCTTGGCACTAGATAATGACCCCCATATTGCACAACACAAAAATAGCGGACCTACCTTCGGGTGGGTCCGTTTTCCTGTTTTCAAGGTACTTATATCAAAACGTGGCGGCGATTTCCCACGTAGCCGACGGGTTCCCGCGACGCCCCGGAGGGCGTTTCGACTGGTGCCCGGCCAGTCATCATCAGGCGGGATGGTGTTCCAACAGCTCATGCAGCCTCTTGCTCACGCCCAGGAGCTGCGCGAGGTCCCACAGCTCATTGATGGCGGCTATGTGTAAGTCCCTGATGCAGTACCACTCAGAGGGGCGCGGGCCGGGGCTGTCCTTGATGGCCTCGCACTCCTTCAGCTCCTCGTAGAGCACCTGGGCGACGTGATTGCGGGTGTATTTCATGGCGGCTCCTTTCTGCCGGTCTGGCCGGCGGGGTAGTTTTGCGGGTCAATCCTGTGTTTTGATGTCCCACTCCGATTTTACCAGCTCCATACGGACGCCGCCCCGCCCTCGTCTTACCGCAAACTCTGCGGCTTTCTTTGCATCATAATATCGCCGGATAGCAATGGGATTCTCATCGTCATCTTCATCCTCGACGACCCACGTTATAATCCAATTCCCCAATTTTTGAATTTTCATACTGTTATCCTTTCTGCCGCTGGGCGGCTCACTTACCTGTTACCTTACGAATAATGCGGCGAACTACCACGTAGACCGCCACGAAGATTACCACAAATACTATATATTTCATGTCTGCCTCCTTGACTATTAGGGGAAAATATTTTATAGTTGGGGCACGGGGGTTGCCAGCCCCCGCACCCCTGGGCCTTACCACTTAAGCAATCTTAGGATTGCCGCTGTGATAAGCCCGGATACAACGCCCGCTAGGATGTCTGCCCCTACAGCTTCCATCCTGGGCCGCGCCGTAGGTTTTTGCCTGCGGCGCTTTTTCTTTCGCTTGGCCATCGGTATCACCTCCTCTCTATGGTTTTATTATACATCGTTATCGATGTATAATCAATTGACAATATACACAAATATCGGTGCTTGGTGTTGTGCACACTATACATTGATTTCTGAGCATATTGAGTGTATAATACTTTTGAGAATGGAGTGATTATCGTGCCGCTGAAGTATAAAATTGATGTAATATTTGCCCTTAAGGAACGCGGGTATACAACGTACAAGCTCCGCCAGGAAAAGCTCCTTTCAGAGGGGGCCTTGCAGAGTATCAGAACTAAGGCGCCCATCTCATGGGCCAACATTGAACGGCTGTGTGAGCTACTGGATTGCCAGCCCGGCGATATTATGGAATACGTGCCAGAAGAATAAAAAGAAACCCGAAGCTTACCGTAACAGTAGGCTTCGGGTTTTTCTATTTGTACCCCTTAATACGTTTCAATACTGAATCCAGAAAGAGAAAGGAAGGTTCAGCTATGAAATGCAAATTTGCGCCGAGGTACAGAGTGACCATCAGGAGAAGGGGAGACGGGGCCGTCTACGGCGTTGTAGGACGGCGGCAGGAGCCGCTTACAGGCCGGGAGGTATGCAGACATCTGGAGGGCATAGCGGACGATATGGAGACAGCAAGAGCGTGTGTGAGGATGCTGAATGAGTGGTGCGTCGGGTTGGAGTGGATGGAGAGAGCAATAGAGGCGCTGATAGAGTAGCGGGGGAAACTTTACCACTATTAATACACGTATGCGTGTCCTATGATAAAGACGAAAGATGTCGATTTCATGAAGGGACACGTATGCGTATGCTTGAAGAAGATTTTGACCGTTTGCTTAGGCTTGCGCTTATAGAAGCTGTACGGGAGGACTGGGCCGACGTGCTGGCGGAGGCCGAAAAGGAAGCGAAAGAGACAGAGTAAAAAGTTCCCCAGGCTTACCACTGTGTGAGTGGCGGGCCTGGGGGTTTCTATGACTACCGCCTGGGGTGCATCGCCTTCGGGTGCGACATTCCTGTCCCAGGAGGGTTACATATGCTGGCATATCTGTTGGCGATGCTCGAGACCGACGCCGACAAAGCGCTACTTACAGAGATAGTAATGCAAAACCAAAAGATGGCTTACGCCATTTGCATGAAAATCCTATGCGATCACAATTACACAGAGGACGCTATGATGGACGGATGGGTGAAAATGATAAAGCACTTTGAAGATACCAAAAAATATTATTATAGCTCCGAACCCATATTTGAACCGTGGCTTGTCAGAGTTATGAAGAACGCTGCGATAGACGTGTGGCGGGAGAAAAAGAGGGCGCCGATACCGATGGAAACTTGGGACTTCCCGACCGCCGACGTTGAGTACGCCGACCCGGAGAGCGAACTTCGGATGACAATAGATACGATAAAGTCAATGCCGCCGCAGATGCGGGATTTGCTGGAGATGCGGATAGCTTGGGATTATAGTTTTAAGGAAATCGGGAAATTGCTGAGGTGTAGCGCGGGCGCAGCTCGAAAGCGCTATGAGAAAGCCAAGGCAGAGCTGGATAAGCGAATAAGGGAGAAGTAGGAACGCTCTGGGCAAGCCAATTATCGGCAAAGTCCAGAGCGTTGTTTTCCCTTATGTTTTCCCTTAACGGGTCTACACAGGCGCGGATTAGACCGATAATCTATCACTAAATCTGCCTTAATATATGGCATTTAGGGTTAAATAGACCCAATATATAACTTGGGACACAAATTGTAGAACTATCGGTTGCGGGGACTAAAAATAGTATATCATTGCGGCCCTAGGGACACAAGAGATATATTGTTGGAAATCGAAGAGTTTTCCCTTATGTTTTCCCTTACAGGCCCAAAACATCCTTCATGAATCCCTCCATGCGGGCGGCGCTGTCCGCTTTCATGCGCTCGGTAAAGTGGCCGTACCTATCAAGGGTAAAGGCGGCGCTGGAGTGGCCCAGGTTGCCTTGAATCGTCTTTATATCATCACCAGCGCGAATGGCATTTACGGCGTATGTGTGCCGCAAGTCGTGAAAGCGAGCGGTAGATAGCCCGGCAGAGTCCGCCAGCACTCGGAAACCGTTCTTTACAGTCCATTGTTCCAGCGGGCCACCGAACCTTCCTGTAAAAACGAGGTTGTGTGGGTTTTCCCAGAGCGGCCCGGCTGCAATTTGCATTTCTGCTTGATGGCGCTTATGTGCCCTGAAAATCTTCAAGACAGATGGAGCGGGTGTGATGGTCCGAGCCTTTCCGTTCTTTGGAGATGTAAACAGACTTTCGTTTTTACGATATGAACTGCGGGAAAGCTGCTTATTCACCAGAAGCGTACCTCGCTTGAAGTCTATGCAGTCCCATGTAAGGCCCAATAGCTCGCTTTGCCGTAGGCCGGTGAAAAGCGCCGCATTTATAAGTGACTCAAACTCGCTTCCGCTGGCTGCCCGAATCAAGGCCGCTGTCTGTTTATCATCTAGCGGATGAATCTCCGCCTGTTCGCGCCGCGGCAATTCGCATCCATCCGCCGGGTTCTTTGCAATATATTCGAGCTTTACCGCCTTTTCAAGCGCTTGGTGGAGCACTTTATAGGCAAGCAATACGGAAGCGGGCGACAGGTCTATACCATTTATAAAGCCTTGGACCATGTGGGGGCGAAGCGCAGACAAGTTAATCGCCCCCAAAGCCGGCTTGATGTGCTTTGATATATTGTTCTTGTAGACAGATGCCGTTGTAGGTTTCACCCCACCGAGGTAATCGTTCGACCAGGCATCCAGCCACTCCGCTACGGTCATCTTATTGGGCGCAGTGTATGTTCCCGTATCAATTGCTACCGTAGCTGCCTTGAGCTTTTGAGCAACCTCTTTTTGCGTCTTCCCGGTGATGCTCCGCTGAATCTGTCTGCCCGTGCCGGGGTCCCGGCCAGCGGAATACCGGGCCTCCCAATATGTGTACTCCTTGCCCTTGCGTGTGACAGTCTTCTTCCTGATGGTCCCTACACCTGACGCGGCTTTTCTTGACATAAAATTGCCTCCTTCTCTTGTAATCGCACGCCCTTTCGATTACAATAAAAGGGCGTGATAGGGCCTTAGTTTGGTCGCTGGGGTACTCTTTACGCATCCGCCGCTCTCGTGGTTGCAGCCACGAGGGCGGTTTTTATATTGCAACTTTGGAGCGCTCCAAAACTTACCAACAAAATTCGACAAAATAATTTTCCGCTTTGGCCTCTAGCAGACGTTTACTTTATAGAGAGGGGGCAAGAACTGCTTCCGCACAAGGGGCCTTAATATTTTCTATCTTGGCTCCGGTACCAAAGAACGTATTTTAAACTGAGGGGTGTAGAAATGTGCAGAGAAAATCGCGTCAAAAATTTGGGTATTATTGCGGTATTGCGTACATACGTTCGATGTGCTACTATTTATACATCGAAGCTAACCGAAGTTAGTGAGTGAGGGGGCAATCAAGATGAAGGAACTTGAACGGACGGAGAAACTAGGGGAGACAGGGTTGCTCCGTGATGTGGAAAATAGTGACGCAGAGGACTTGGCGGTATTTCGTTGGCTTGAAAGGCAGATACCAAATAAGAAAGCTATTACTGCGTGCCTTCTCGTTCTACAAGGTAACGCATATAACGTAAGGCTTCCTGGCGCAAGTCGGGCGGCAGGGACATAAATATACGTTCGTTCTCAGAGAGCTCGTCGGCGGAAGCGTCGGCGGGCTCTTCTTTTTTATAACCAAAAGCAGCTAGCACGTCTGTTACTCCGTAGAACTCACACATATCCAAAAGCGTGTCTGGGGTCGGCTGGCTTCGGCCCGCTTCCCAGCTGTATATAGTTTTTTCAGACGCTTTCCTCCCGAGAGACGTTAGATATTCGGAAACCTCTGCTACTGACTTTTTAGCCGAAAGACGAACAGTCTTAAGTTTAGCGCCGAAATCTTTATCTTCCATACTTGACACCTCTTTCTATAGCGCAATGTATCATAAATTTAGAATAGTGTCAATAAATTTTCTAAGAATTTCAGAAAAATACTCTTGACATTCGCGATATCTTAGACTATTATAGCCACAGAGGCTAAGAATCTTAGAAAAAGTTGAGGAGGTGATGGTATGGCAGATGTAGTAACAGACCGCATCGCCCAGTATGTCCAGGAGAAGGGCATCAAAGTATCAGCAATATCGCGAGGTACTGGAATCCCTGATGGTATTTTGAGGCGAAGCCTCTCCACTCGAGAGAGAGACTTGCGGGCTGATGAGTTCTTGGGCATCTGTGGTTTTCTGGAAAAGGAGCCGTTCGATTTCAAGGAACCAACCGCCGACCATCCAGCGTAAATCCCCAGCGACCAAATGCTGATATAGATTTAAAAGGAGGTGTTCACCATGACCGCGCTAGAGCGTTTGACCATCAGCGTAGACGAGGCTGCGGATTTATCCGGGTTCGGGCGAGATGCGCTATACGACCTGTGCCATACGGAGGGCTTCCCGGCAATTTGGGTCACACAGCGCCGGGTGCGCATTCATCGGGAGCAATTTATCCAGTGGATAGATGAACGCGCAGGGAAGACGGCACCGGCCTAACCCACCCCACCACCCACCCCGAGAAGACGGGAGAGAAAGGAGGGAAAGAACATGAGCTATGAAGGTCTCAGGGGGGACGGTCTTACGAGCTTAGGCGGCATTAAAAGTCCCGGATGTCCCCGCGGCGAACGCGGTGGTGAACACGGCCTCCGTGGCGAGCCCGGCCCTTATTGCGCACGCACTGAGCTGGAACTGGTCGCACACCTAATCCAGGAATTTGAACGTGCATCAAGCACTACCGCCCATCAATTTAATATGGGTGACGGCCATAACCACCGCACTTCGGTAGACGGGTACGCGGTTCTGCAAGCGGTAGGGGCATTACGCAATTACCAAGTCTTGCTCAGTCATCCGCTGAACGAGTTGATCGCGCCATATGTTTTCCACGCCCGCAATATCCGATAAAAAACGAATCGCATCGTCCAGGCCCATACCGTCATTTAACTGGTCAAGATATTGAACGATTCTCCATAAGTTCGGATGCTCTTTAAAGAGCGGATAAATCTCGTATCCAATTGTTCTATTTACAAAGTGGTCTTCGCACTCCCGCTTTAAATATGCAAGGTTTTTTAGAATAAAGTTAGATAAGGGAAGGCCATTCAGACGATACCGCTTGTCCATGTCTTCTTGGATGTAACGAGGGAAGCAATCGTAATATGGAGCAAGCGGTTTGCACGGGGAAATATCGCGCTTTTCATAGATACGTTCAAGGATAAACCAAGACATAATTTGGCATATGGTCTCCTCAAACCAGCGAAAGCTATCGCAGACATCTAACGAGACCATGAAATGGCACAACTCATGGGAGAATTGGTAAATGTGCTGCAAGTAAGTGTTGTCACTAGATGATAGAAAGATTAGATTGTAGGCGCGCCAAGTGACAGGGGAGTCATTCGTGTGGGCTACAGCCAGGGTCGCATGTGAATCTACTAACGCTTTGCCCAAAATACTCTCAAACTCCAGTCCTACAAATTGTAACACTTTGGAAATGGCTTCTCCATCTTCAATTGAAAATCCGGTGCTTCCATCGGCAAACAGGCTCCAACGCATATTGGGGTCTAAAGAAAAATTGTAGCGCTTCATACAAAACGCCTCCCTTCGAGGTGATTCTACCACATTCAACCAATTAAGACAACCAAACCACGACAAGGAGCACCAATGAGAAACGCAATCGAACGCACCATCCTGGCCGTCATGCTCATACTGGCCCTGACAGCGGACAGCCATGCGGAGTCCCAGCCGAAATACCGGGATACCTACATAACCAAGCCGATATCTGCGGCCACGGCGGACAGACCCACAGCGCCCACTCTGGCCCGTGAGGAGGCGGCAGAGCAATCGGGTATCCCATTACCCCCGGACCTCGCCGCAGTCGTGGAGTCTGTCTGTGAGGCAGATGGAGTGCCCCAGGATATCGCCCTGGGTGTGATGGACGTGGAGACCGGCGGCACATTTGACCCAACGGCAGTCAACCCCGTGAGCGGGTGTTACGGCCTGATGCAGCTTAACCCGGTCTACTTCCCCAGTGGGCTTACACCATCGGAGAACATCCAGGCGGGCATCGGATACTTGGGGGAGCTGTTGGCCCGCTACGACACCACAGACGCGGCCCTGACAGCCTATCATGACGGGCATGACACAGGGCGCAGAGGGTACGCAAGAGCCGTCCTGGAGGCGGCGGAGAAATGGAGGTGAGAATATGAGCATCACAGCAGAGACCCGGCGAGAGGCGTATTACGAGTCCCAGGAGAGCGCGCCCACCCGGCGGAAGGAGATATACCAACGGCTGCTGAGAGGCGGGGCTATGACAGCGGACAGCCTCATGGCGGCTATGGGGTATATCAACCCTAATGCTGTTCGGCCCCGGCTGACCGAGCTAAAGCAGAGCGGCCTTGTACGGGTTGTCGGCAAGGCCAGGAACCGGGCAGGGAAGAACGTGTCCTTGTGGGAGGCGGTCCCGCCGGAGGAGATAAAAAGAGCCGCCCCAGGTGGTAACGACACCCAGGACGGCAACATGGAAAATAACACTACGGTCAAGATACCACAGGAGGGCGGAGAAGTCAATGGGCAGAGTTAGGCCGTACCTATGTGACAGCAATGATGTGGACGCGGTGGCCTGCTGTGAGGAGTGCCGCGGGGAGCTGTACACGGCGGAAGCGGCGGAGCCGGACGAGTGGGGCCGGGTGCTGTGCCCGGATTGCCGGGAGCGGCTTGGGAATCCCGGCTATGACCCGGATACCGTGACGCTGGTGATGGGCGTCATGGACAAGGTGCTGGAACGCTGGCTGGCGGATGGGCCGCGGGGCGAAATCTGGAATGCGGTGGCGCAGAAGTTCCCGGATTAGGAGGTCATATGAATATTTTTGAAAAGATATCCGCCATCATGACGGACATTCAATACCTGACCAAGGACGACCATGTGTCGTTTGGCAACACGAGCTACAAGGCCCTTTCAGAAGAGAAGGTCACTTCCATCATGCGGGCTGAGTTGCTCAAGTATAAGCTGGTGGTATACCCCCTGGTTCAGACCTCCAGCCGTACAGGTTCAATAACCCATGTGGACGTGGTGTACCGTATGGTGAACGTTGAGAACCCGGAGGAGTACATAGACATCGCCTCCTGCGGGGATGGGGCGGACACCCAGGACAAGGGCAGCGGCAAGGCCATGACCTACGCTTTCAAGTACATGTGGCTGCGCACCTTCGCCCTGCCCACCGGCGAGGACCCAGACAAGATTTCAAGTGCGGAGCTGGACGCGATTGCAAGCGAACGCAAGAAATCGTCTGCCATCTTCTGTGAATCCTGCGGCGCCGAGATTGAGGATTACGATGACGGGCGGGATATCATACCGGCGGCTGCAATGGCGAAACGGTCCCGCGAGAGATACGGCAAGACCCTTTGTATCAAGTGCGGGAAAGAGGCCCAAAGGGCCGGTGCTGGCGCATGACCATAACCGCAGACAAGGGGCGGTGGTATGAGGACGGAGACGGTTTCTGGTTCGCACTGCGGACCAGGGACCGTGCCGCAGCCGCAAAACTCTCCGGGCAGATGGAGGGCAAGAAGTGGTCCGTCGAGGTTAAGGAGCGGCGAGGAAAGCGCAGTCTGGATGCCAATGCCTATTGCTGGGTGCTGCTGGACAAGTTGTCTATCGCCCTTGGCCGCCCCAAGACCGAACTGTACCGGCAGTATGTCAAAGACATTGGCGGCAACTGCGAGACGGTGTGTGTGGTGGACAAGTCCGTGGACAAGCTGCGGCAGGGCTGGGAGCACAACGGCCTTGGGTGGCCCACGGAGACCATGCCGTCCAAGCTTCTGGGGTGTACAGTCGTTTTGCTCTACTACGGTTCCAGCACATACGATACTGCCCAAATGTCCCGCTTAATTTCCCTTATCATAGAGGACTGCAAGGCCCAGGGCATCGAGACTATGACTCCTGCCGAGCTGTCCCGGCTCATGGAGGCGTGGGATGGATAGCATCATGCAGGATATTCGAGAGTGCTATATCACCGGCGACACCCATGGATTACATAAGCACCACATCTATTTTGGCAACCCTAACCGCCGCATCAGTGAGGCATGGGGGTTCTGGGTGTGGCTCCGCTGGGACTGGCACAATGGAGCGGAATACGGGGTTCATTTTAACCGTGACCTGGACTTGAGACTGAAACGCGCCTGCCAGGAGCGGTTTGAGGAGAACCACACACGGGACCAGTTCCGCCAGATTATCGGAAAAAGCTATTTATAGGGGGCATTATGCTAAACAGAATTGTACTAATGGGCCGCCTGACAAGGGACCCTGAATTGAGGCACACGCAGTCAGGCACGCCGGTGGCGTCGTTTGCCATCGCCTGTGACCGGGATTTCAAGGACAAGCAGACGGGGGAGAAGGCCACGGACTTTATCGATATCGTGGCGTGGCGGAGCACTGCCGAGTTCGTCTCCCGCTTCTTCACCAAGGGCCGCATGGCCGCGGTGGAGGGCCGGTTGCAGGTGAGGGACTACACGGACAAGGACGGCAACAAGCGCCGCGCCGTCGAGGTGGTGGCCGATAACGTCTACTTCGGCGACGCCAGGAAGGACGCAGAGGGCGCTGGATGCTCCGCCCCTGCCGGAGGCTATACCGCCCCTCCTGGGCCGTCTGGCGGCTTCGGAGACCTGGACGACGACGGCGAGCTGCCCTTTTAAGGGGGCGAGAGCGTGCCGGATAGAATCATCAAAGAGTCCATCTGCACCAGTGAGACCTTGAACCAGCTTACGGACTTTGAAGAGCGGTTTTGGAACAGGTTAACGGTGAACTGCGATGATTATGGAAGGTTTGACGCAAGACCGGCGATATTGAAGGGGAGACTCTTCCCCCTCATGGACGGAAAAACGCACAAGGATATGACTGCGGCGCTTTCGAGACTGGCGTCTGTGGGTTTGGTTGAACTCTACGAAGTGGATGGGAGACCGTTCCTGCAAGTTGTCACATGGTCGAAGCACCAGCGTATCCGCGCAAAGCGTAGCAAATTCCCGTCACCCGCAGAATCTTGCCGTCAAGTGACGGCAGACGGCGTCGAATGTCTCCGTAATCCAATCCAATCCGAATCCAATCCGAATCCGAATCCAAATGATAGCGCAGAGCCCGCAAGCGGCTCTACGCCGCCGGTGTGCCTCATCCCGTTAAACACGGGGGCCGAGTACCCGATTTCCGAGGCACAGGTAAACGAGTGGAAGACGCTATACCCCGCTGTAGACGTGGTCCAGGAGCTGCGGGAGATGCGTGGGTGGTGTCTAGCCAACAAATCCAAGCGCAAGACCGCCGCAGGCGTGCTGCGGTTTATCACGGGCTGGCTCTCGCGGGAGCAGGACCAGGGAGGGAGCAAAAGGCATGGAACGGCTGCAAGTCCAGATACCATTGGCGCTACAGAAGCGGATGGACGCAGATGGAATCTCCAATCTGACCTGTGAAGAGCTCGCACAGAGGCAGATAGAAAGCATCAACGCCTCTCCCGGCTCATTGACGGGTATTGATTGCCCTGAATGCATGAACCGTGGATACTTCGCACGGTTGGACAGTCTGCACAGGCGGTACAACGAGGAGTGCCGGTGCATGGCCCGGCGGAGGAGCATGGACCGCATCAGGCATAGTGGCATGGCCGAGCTGATGGAGCGCTACACCATGGAGAACTGGGAGACCCCGGAGCAGTGGCAGGCGCGCGCGAAGAAACTCGCGTTGAAGTATGCCGAGAAACCGGACGGGAAATGGTTTTGCATGGTGGGGGCTGTCGGAGCCGGGAAAAGCCATCTCTGCACAGCATTGACCGGGATGTTAATCAACACCGGGTTAGAGGCGCGTTACGTCCTCTGGCGGGATTTGGCTGTACGCGCAAAAGCGATGGTCAACGACGAGCCGGAATACAACCGTCTGGTGGGACCGTTGAAGCGGGTAAGGGTGTTGTATATCGACGACTTGTTCAAAGTCGGGAAAGGCGGAGCGCCGACGGTAGGCGACGTGAACCTCGCCTTTGAAATCCTGAACCACCGTTACAACAACCCGAAGCAAATCACCATCATAAGCTCCGAGAAGAGCATCGACGAGATACTGAATATAGACGAGGCGGTTGGGAGCCGCATTTACGAGCGGTCCAGGGGCTTCTATTTACCGCTGGCCGGGATGCAGAACTGGAGGTTGCGTAAGTGAATAAATACGGCAACAAAAAAACAGCCCGCAACGGCATCGTCTTCGACAGCGCGAAGGAGGCGGCCCGGTACGGTGAGTTGCTGCTGATGCTCCGGGCAGGGGCTATCAAAGAGCTGCGGCTACAGCCGGAGTTCACTCTACAGGAGGCGTTCGCCACCCCGGAGGGCGAGAAGATACGGGCCATGCGCTACCGGGCGGATTTCTCCTATCTGCGCCGTGTGAAGGAGGGGCCTGATATCAGGTGGGAGTCTGTCATTGAGGATGTAAAGGGCTATCGGACCAAGGAGTACGAGCAGAAGAAAAAACTCATGGCCGGTATGGGCCTGCATATTGAGGAGGTGTAGGGGATGGGCGAGTACCGCCCCGAAGTCTCCTGGGTGAAAACGGTGAAGCGGAGAAAGCTGATTATCAAAGCCAGCCCCTGCAAGCGGTGCGGTCGTGATTGCGGCATGAAGAGCTGCGCGAGTTTCCAGCGGTGGTTTAAGACTTCATGGAGAGAGCTGAAAAGGTATCTGGGCAACACGGCCCAAACGAGGTGAACAAGACATGAAGCATCTGGGAGACATCACCCGGATTGACGGCGGGGCGATAGCCCCCGTAGATGTAATAACAGGCGGAAGCCCGTGCCAGGACCTGTCGGTGGCCGGGAAGCGGGCGGGCCTCGCCGGGGAACGGTCCGGGCTGTACATGGAACAAATCAGAATCATCAGGGAGATGCGCAATGCAGACATATTACGAGGCAGAACAGGCCAGCTTATTCGCCCCCGGTTCATGGTCTGGGAGAACGTCCCCGGAGCGTTCAGCTCCAACCGCGGGGAGGACTTCCGGGCGGTGCTCGAAGAAGCCGCGCGGACCGCGGACCCCAACGCCGTTGTTCCTGGACCTCCGGCGGGTCGATGGCCTGCGAGTGGAGCCGTACTGGGAGACGGATGGAGCCTCGCTTGGCGCGTACTCGACGCGCAGTTTTGGGGAGTGCCCCAGCGCCGCCGCAGAATCGCGCTTGTCGCAGATTTTGGAGGCCGCGCCGCCCCAGAAATACTATTTATCCGCAAAGGCGTGTTCGGGGATATTGACGCGGGCCCGGCGGCGGGGGAAGCCTCTTCCGCCGGAGCTGGAGGCGGCGCTTATCCAACAGTCGCAAGAAGCCTGACAGCACGGCATGACGGAAGCCCATGCGTGGACAGAGGACCCAATATCATAGTTCAGGCGGCGGGGTTCTCCGGCGGCCAGGGGGCCAAGTCTGGCGGCATCGGCTACGCCGAGGAGTTAAGCCCCACCCTCAAGGCGGCCGCCAGCGGGAGCAACCGTTCGCCGTGCGTTTTTGAAAACCACGGCCAGGACAGCCGCCTCACCGGGCCGCTGGAGGTTGCCCCTACGGTGGCGCAGAAGTTTGGGACCGGCGGGAACAACACGCCGCTGGTGATGGCGACAGGGCAGGGCGGGGCGGAGATTCTGCACGGCCTTGCCTCGACGCTGAACTGCAACCACGAGCAGCCAATCATCAGCACACAGACCGTCCGCCGCCTCACGCCTTTGGAGTGCGAACGGCTCCAGGGCTTCCCGGACGGCTGGACGGACATCGGGCCGTGGGTAGACGGCAAGGGCAAGGTGCATAAGGAATCCAGCGACAGCGCCCGGTACAAGGCCCTGGGCAACTCCATCGCCCTGCCGCCCTGGCGGTGGGTGCTCCTGCGGATAACCGCCTGTTACGAGCGGCCCGCCACCCTGGGGAGTCTCTTTGACGGAATCGGCGGGTTCCCGCTCATTTGGGAGCGCCTGAACGGCTCCGGTACGGCGCTGTGGGCCAGCGAAATTGAGGAGTTCCCGATAGCGGTGACGAAGTATCATTTCAGCAATCAAAAGGAGGCCGCAAATGAACGATAAGACCCAGGAGAGGGCGGCGGGAAAGCCCGCGCCGGAGGAAGGGAAGGAAAATGCCAATTAAAAACTACACCTCGACGGTGGACGTGTATACGAGCCTCGGGAAGATTCAGGGGGCACTTGCCAGCCATGGAGCGCGGCAGATTATGGTGGACTACGATGAGGCGGGCCAGCCTGTAGGAGTGATCTTTGCCA